CCCTCCACAACCTGATGAAAAAGCTCAATCTTGGGCGGGAGAAAATAAGTGGTTTGGACAAGATGAAGCAATGACGTATACGGCATTTGCAATTCATAGAAAACTTGTTGAACAAGAAGGTTATGATCCTAAATCTGATGATTATTACAGTGAAATAGACCGTCAGATACGAGAACAGTTTCCACATAAGTTTGAAGTAGAAAAAAGCAAAAAAACAGTTGACCAAACTGTCGCACCTGCTGTAAAGTCTACTAATTCCAAACATGGAAAACGAACTGTAAGACTCACACCCTCACAGGTTGCAATCGCTAAAAAACTAGGTGTGCCATTAGAAGAATACGCTAAATACGTGAAGGAGTAGCATATGAATAATAAAACAAGAACCTCACGCTCATCTCAAACTAGAGAGAAAACTGCCAGAAGGCAGCCTTGGCGACCACCATCTAGGTTGGACGCGCCTGAGCCACCAGCCGGATACCAATATCGTTGGATTCGTGCTGAAGTCATGGGACAAGAAGACAAGAAGAACGTAGCATCTCGAATGCGAGAAGGTTACGAACCAGTTAGACTGGAAGAACTTGGAGACTTCGATGCCCCAACAGTTGACGACGGAGCTATGAAAGGCGTTGTTTCAGTAGGTGGATTACTGCTAGCCAAAATACCTAAAGAAATTGTTGATGAACGAAATGAATATTTCCGTCAGCAAACCGAAGATCAACAGGAAGCTGTTGATAATAATCTTCTAAGGGAGCAGCATCCTAGTATGCCTATAGACAATCCAGATAGGCAATCGAGAGTAAGCTTTGGCGGTGCAAAAGAATCTAAATAGATTTTACACCTAACAACATTGTTCAAAGATTTGGATTAATAACTAATAATTTATTAGTCTGAGGAGGACTATAATTATGGCAAATAAAGACGCAGCTTTCGGGTTTAGGCCCGCAAGATCGATGAGTGGCGGGGAAATTCGTACAGAAGAATACTCAATTGCCTCTACTTACACAACTGCGGCCATTTATACTGGTCAAGTTGTTGAGTTAGTTGCAGGAGGCGGCATAGAAGCTGCAGCTGCAGGAGACACCCAACAAGGTGGTGTTTTCGGTGGCGTATTCTATACGGACCCAACTACTTCAAAACCTACGTACTCTGCTTATTGGCCAACTAGTACAGCCGCTACTGATGCAGTAGCTTCTGTATATGCAGACCCTAATCTTGTGTTTGAAGCACAACATGACGGATCAGCTACAGTTGCTAATAACAACAATGCTAACCACGACTTCGTTGGTGTTGCTGGGAGTACAACAACTGGATTATCCACATCTGAAATTGATACTAGTACTTATACTACTACAGCTTCTGGTGGATTCAGACAAATCGGGTTCTCAAAAGATCCTGATAATAGCGACACAAGCTCAGCTAATGCTAATGCATATGTTATGTTTAACACTGGCGAGCACGCGTATAAACTTATAACCGGACTATAGGAGGATTTAAATTATGGCTATAAACAGAGCACAACTTGCTAAAGAGTTAGAACCTGGTTTGAATGCACTATTCGGACTAGAGTACGCACAATACGAAAACCAACATGCTGAAATTTTTGACACAGAGAATTCTGACAGAGCTTTTGAAGAAGAAGTAATGATGTCAGGCTTCGGTGCATCACAAGTAAAACCTGAAGGTCAGGCCGTTACTTTTGATTCTGCAACTGAGTCATTCACAGCACGTTACACACATGAGACAGTGGCATTAGCTTTCTCAATAACTGAAGAGGCTGTAGAGGATAACCTTTACGACAAAGTCAGCACTCGTTATACGAAAGCACTTGCACGTTCTATGGCTCACACGAAACAGGTAAAATCTGCTAATGTTCTTAACAGAGCATTTAACAGTTCTTATACTGGTGGTGATTCAAAAGAACTTTGTGCAACTGACCACAGTACTACTGGTGGAGACGTTAAAAACGAGCTTACAACAGCTGCAGACCTTAACGAAACATCACTAGAGCAAGCATTAATTGATATTGCTGCTTTAACTGATGATAGAGGTTTAAAAGTTGCTGCTAAAGCACGTAAGATGATCATCCCATCAGCATTACAGTTCACAGCTGAAAGACTTATGAAGTCTGCTGGTAGAACTTCAACTGCTGATAATGACATCAATGCAGTGAAAAGCATGGGTATGATTCCAGAAGGTTATGTAGTTAATAACTACTTAACTGATACAGATGCATGGTTTATTAAAACCGTGTACCTAATGGAATGAAGCATTTCCAAAGAGCAGCAGTAGCTACTTCTATGGAAGGTGATTTCGAAACTGGTAATGTTAAATACAAAGCTAGGGAAAGATACAGCTTCGGTTGGTCTGACTGGCGTGGTATTTTTGGTTCACCAGGTGCTTAATTCTTAAAAGCAATACAAAACAAAATTAGGGCGGCTTCGGCCGCCCTTTTTTATTGTATTTATATTAAATAAAGAGTATATTAATCTCACTACACATTTTAAAACAGTCAGCATAGACTCGTGTAGTAGACAATGTCTCGGACTATGTTGGCGGAAAAGGAGACCTATATGGCTAAAACAACTTTTTCAGGTCCATTAAGATCTGAAGACACATTTAAAACTGTCAGTAAAGCGGCAGCTACTGGAACGATTACTGAAATCATCACTTTAGGTGATGGACCTGTTACATTGGGAGATGAAGATACAACTCTTACTAATGCAACACACAGTGGAAGACTAATTGTAGTTCCAGCGATCACCGCTAATAGAACAATTACATTACCTTCACCAGTTGCTGGTTCACACTTTAAATTTATTTATGGTGGCGCTGCAGAAGAAGCAGAAAACATTATCTTTGATACAGGCGCTGATGCTAATTATTTCATTGGTGGTGTTGTTCATGCAGATTCAAATGCTGATAATGTAACTATTTATTCTGATGGAAACTCTAACTCAAAACTAACTCTTACAGACTTTGGCGCTATGGAAATTAACATTATGGCTAAAGACAGTACTAATTGGTTAATTTGGGGCTACACAGAAGGTGCAGACGCACCTGCATTTGCAGACAATTAATAAATAAACTCTGAGTAGGGGAGTAATGTCCCCTACTCTTTTAGTAGGAGAAAAACAAAATGGCAGACGTAGTATTAAACCAAACACTTTATGAAGGTGACAAAAAATTAGTTACACATTACCAAAATGTGTCTGACAACAGTGGTGGCACAACTAAAATTGTTGATGTATCAGCATTGACAGCAAGAGGTGATGGATCCACTCCAGCAACCGTTACTTTAAACAAAATATGGTATAGTGTATCTATGACAGCAAAAGTAGACGCAGTTAAATTAATGTGGGACGCAGACACTGATGCAGCTTTTTTAACAGTAGAAGGTGATGGTTATTTAGACTATAGCTCTATAGGTGGAATTAAAAACAATGAAGCAACGAACTTTACAGGAGATGTTGTAATTGTAATGCCCGCTTGTACTGCAAATGATAGTGCGACTATTACTTGTGAGTGGCTTAAAAATTATTCGTAAGGAGTAAAGTATGGCTGTATCAGATTCCACAGATTTCAATCTGGACGCCGCTGAGGTTATCCAAGATGCTTACGAAAGATGTGGTATACAAGAAGTAAGTGGTAAAGATTTACGTACAGCTGTACGTAGTATGAATCTTCTTATGGCTGAATGGGCTAATCGTGGTCTTAATTTATGGACTGTAACTCTTGGTACACAATCAACAACTGCTAGTGATAAAGATTATTCTTTAAGTACAGCTGTTATAGATATACTAGAAGCATCTGTAAGAGATTCTAATGATGATGATGTAACATTATCTAGAATTAGCCGTGCAGATTATGAGATGCTACCAAGTAAAGATTCGGAAGGTAAACCTTCTCAATTCTACTTAGAACGTACAACCACACCAACTTTATATGTATATCCAACACCTGATGTATCTACATATACAATAAGGTATTATTATCTAAAAAGATTAGATGACATCGATGTACCCACTGATGATCCTAATGTGCCTTTTAGATTTTTACCTTGCCTAACTGCTGGAATGGCTTATTATCTAGCAATGAAAAAGGCTCCTCAGATGATGCCTCATTTAAAACAGGTATACGAGGAAGAATTTAAGAGAGCTATGGATGAAGATAGGGATCGTGCTAGTTTTAGTGCAGTTCCTGGAAGAGCTTATTTTAATAACTATTAATAGGAGGACCTAAAATGGAAAAACTAAATGAACTAAAAGACTGGGTGATGAATCTTGATAATAAAAAAAAGATCGCTATTGCTGCAGGCATTGGTGTGTTAATTTTTATTATAGTAGTTAGTTAATGGAACCTAGATCTTCAACAGATTATATAGTTATCCATTGTGCGGCGACTAAACCTAGTATGGATATAGGAGCTGATACTATTCGTGATTGGCATGTTAATGGCAATGGATGGCGCGATATTGGTTATCATCTTGTAATAAGAAGGGACGGATCTATTGAAAAAGGTCGTGACATTAATGATTCTGGCGCACACGCTGCCGGATACAATTCTAAGAGTATTGGTCTGTGCTTGGTGGGTGGCATGGCTGAAGATAATTCTGCTGAAAATAATTTTACTGCACAACAATGGACTAGTTTACTAGCAAAAGTTAAAGAATTATTAGTTGATTTTCCTAATGCCAAAGTTATTGGACATAATGAAATAAGTGAAAAAGAATGTCCATCCTTTGATGTTCAAAAATGGAAGGGAGATAATTTATGAATTTAAAATTTTTAAATAAAAATACTGCACGTTGGAAACTACAAGTAGGTTTTAATGTTGTAGTAATTGTTGTGTTAGCTGTATTAGTTTGTGAGGTATTAGTATGATTCAGATGTTAATTAAACCATTACTCGGCGTAGCTGGTGATATGATTAAAGGCGTCGTTGATACTAAAAAAGCAAAAGCCGAAGCGAAACTAACTGAGATCAAAGCTGCTACAGCACTGAAAGAGCAGCAGATCGCCGGAAAAGTGTCGTGGGAAGCATCAGCAGTAGACCAAATGAAAGGGAGCTGGAAAGACGAGGTCAGTTTAGTTGTCCTACTTTTTCCGGCCGTTTTAGTTTTCATTCCTGGATGTCAAGAATACATTAAAAGTGGCTTTATTGCTTTGCAAGAGCTCCCGACGTATTATCAGCATTTATTATATATTGCGATTTCTGCATCATTCGGAATCAAGGGCGCAGGTCAAGCCGTCAAAATGTTCAAAAAGAAATAACTTTATCTATGGGGGATAATCGTGTTTTACATACTAGCCGTACTCGTCTACTTTGGGGTAGAGGATCCGCATTATTCGGTCTATCAGGGCCTGGCATTCTCAACTATGGAGAACTGTCAACAATACCTAGAGAAGCACAGACCAGAAATGAGCCACGATCTATGGGAAGTGCACAGCGAAGCGGAGATCGACGGGGAGATCTACAAGCTTAAAAAATTCGGGATACAGTGTGTTGCTGAGCGACCTCCCCCTAGTTGGAAGGAAGTATGATTGATTTTTTAGGCTACGGAGTGTATTTTTTCTATTTAGCTATTTTAATATTAATGTATAATCGTTACAAAAGGAGATAAATATGGCTATACCAAAAGGATATCATAAAACAAAAGACGGCAGAATTGCTAAAAAAGGTTTATACTACAATATAAACAAAGCAAAAAAAGCAGGTAAGAGTAGACCGGGTAAAGGTACTGTTACTGATAAAGCTTTAAAAGCATCTGCTAAAACTGCAATAAAACCTAAAACTCGCTAATGGGTAAAGCTATAAGCAGAACTGTTGGCAAAGGTGGTAACTATAGGTCTACCAAATCTGGTGCGGGCATGACCGAAAAAGGTGTTGCTGCGTACAGAAGAGCCAATCCCGGAAGTAATTTAAAAACAGCGGTTACAGGAAAAGTTAAAAAAGGTAGTAAGGCAGCAAATAGACGTAAGTCTTATTGCGCACGATCAGCAGGACAATTAAAAAGATCATCAGAAAAAACTAAAAACGATCCTAACTCTAGAATTAGACAAGCTAGGCGTAGATGGAATTGTTAAATGAAACTCTCAGACTCGACGCAAATTTCTCTTCCTGCACGTAACCTTTTAGCAATTCTCGCAGCAGTTGCGATTGGCACAATGAGTTTTTTTTCTATTCAAGAAAGATTAAATCGAGTGGAGACAAATATACAGTTAATGCAACAAGACATGGAAGCAGCTAATGATTTTATAGACGGAGTCCCCAAGGGCACCATGGTCAGTCCACAAGTAAACGAGCTCTACATGCTCGTGGAATGGCTGTCAAAAACACAAGAAGAACTTCGGCAACAGGTTAATGGAGAGATTCCTGAAATTTCAAAATTAAATATGCAAATACAATTTATAGAAGAACGTATGATAGATGTTGAAACACTAATTGATAAACTAAGACAAAATGGAGTGTCTCATGATTGAAACACTATTCGCAGTATTGCTTATAACTAACGGTTCCATAATTGAAACGGTGCCGACTGAAGGAATGGCTGATTGTTTGAAGACCAAGCGGGTAGCTATGCAAAATATTGGCCCCGATCAAGATGGTATTTTTATGCAGTGTGTACAGGTAGAGGCTGAGGTCGAGATGGACATGGGGAGGAAGAGAATTGTCAAAATCCTCACAGAAAACCCAACGGGGAATTAAAAAATATTTTAACCTAGATAACATAGTAGATACAGGGGTAGACGT